CTAAATACCCAAGGAGGTTCCGAAGTTCAGTTTCTGTAAAGATTCCGACATCCTTCATCATTACCATTTGCCGGGCTAGTTCTATTTTCGAGTTCGCCATCACGTATTCAATCTTGATGTCTATTTCATCGACAGGGTAGGAGGAGTTGATAGCGAGGAGGCGCTTCCTAATATTGTCAAGGATTACCGGCTTGATTTTGTTAGCAAGCTGTTCGATCTTGCTAGCAACATACGAACTCAGGACTAGGTCGGAGGAGTAGGATCCACTAGAACCACCCGCGACGACACTATGGGGGAGTGATAAGGAGGTCCAGACTTGGTCTGAGTTTTGAGTAATGCGGTCATTTGTAGAGAGATAGCTTGAGGAGTGCTCGATAGGGTTAATGGTAACTGCGGAGGAGGTAACGTAGCCTTGGTCTGGAGTTTGGTCTTTAAGAGCACGTGCGTAGCTAGCAATTACTCTCTCCATGTCAGCGTTGGCAGCTTTTCTCCGCTGGTCTATATTCCCGGGGTATTTATCGAGGCTGAAGAGCGAAGCGTCAATCTGGTGCTGTTCGCGCGGCACATTCCGCCATCTCCAGATGACGTCGATGATTGTGATTTGACGCTTCTCCCAGATCGGGAGGACCGTACGGTGGAGTGGTGAGATGGAGTAGATGCCGAATGTTTTGCGCCCCTTGGAGTCGGTCCACCAGATGGGGGTGTCTTTGAATTTAATGTGGATGATTTCATCGGCAGGGAAACGCTGCTCTGTAGGCAAGCCCTCGTCAAGGATGTAGTAGTTGGCTTTTCTAATAGCGGTGGTGTTGGAAGAACCGCCGATGCGAGATAAGTCATCTAATATGGTGACCGATTTGTTGGGAAGTATTTCATAAGTGAAGCCGGGGAGTTTGTGGATGTAGACGTTCCCGTGCATCATGAGGAGTTCAGCGTATTTCTCAAATTCATTCTTGATATTCAAGGTGGCTGCAAGGTGTTCGGCTTCTCTGAGCATTTCTGCTTCTAACTCATCGTACTCGGTGTCCTTATCTGACATCTTGAAGCGCTTGAAGGAATCGGACGTCATCGTGCTAATGCGGTCAATGGCGCCGCCGACTTCCGGTTCTAGGCTATACATTTGTTCATAGATGTCAGCTTCATCCATCTCGCGCCAATTCGTGATGTCGATGAGGAATTGGGCGAGGGAATTTGTGACTTGCTTACCTGCGTAGATGTGGTCTGCGGAACTGCCAGCTGCACCTGTGTTAAGGCGCGCGAAGGCCTGTTTGACCTTCTGAGTTAAGGTTTTTGCTATACCCATGATATCACCTTTAGATTACGCGAAGAGAGATTGAGTCTGGTAATAGATTTGTAGACTGCTCTGTTGATAAATACCAGATTACGTTTGCAACACAATCCGCTATATCTTTGCTGCCACCGAACGGATGGTCAACTTTCGGAGTACGTCCATTAATGACCAATAGATTCTCAGCTTCATATTTCAGTTGCTCGTCGTAGACAACGCGAACTGGAGTCGGGAAGTCTTCAGATTGCTGTTCTTTCCACCTATCGTAGTCTTCTTTTGTTACAATGTGTTTAACGTACTCCATGCCGTACGTGTCGACAACGTGCTCGATGATTTCTGGGTACATCCACGTGTCGAAGATGAAGACATTGGCGTTGATACGCGGAATAACGTAGTCAAGGTATTTGCGGATCTCGGATGGGCGAATGAATGCGTCGCCTTCCTTTTTGGTAAAGCGGTGCGCTCCATCCACGACTATACCGCCTGTCATGCGGTCTGTGTAGCCGCACGCAATACCGAAGCGGTCGTTTGTGACAGCGGGGTCAATTGCTAACACTCTGAATTGGTCAGTCATTAAGGGAATTTCCTCTAACTGGAGGATATTCACCATGGGTTTGAGGAAGACACCTTCAGGGAATGCGACGCCGCCTGCGATTTCGGGTTTACATGCATAGTCTCTATAGAAGGTTGGCATGTCACGCTTGTATTCTTCTCGAAGCGCTGCTTCGCTGAAGTGCGGGTTCATTTCCCAGGTAGGGAGCTTATATGTAAGGATGTTATTAGGCTTATAATTCGGAGGGATGGGGATCTTGCCTGTACGAATCTCGTACTCGCGCTTCATCGCGGCCTTACCTTCCATGTGAAGGCGCATAATAATATCGGTTGGATGTTGGGGTGATGAGATCCCGATAACATGGCCGTCATCTCCTAGCGTGTCAGTAGACTTCTTGAGACGCGACCATACCTCCCATGCGCCACGCTTACCGCCCGTTGATTCAAATAATGCGAGCTCATCAAATATAACGCACTTGGAAGTTCTTCCCACGGCGGTGGTCGCCCAACTTGAGAGAGTCTGCAGCTTTACTCTCTTAGCATCGCACTCAACATTATCAGATCGTATTTCAATATCAAACCACGTGTGAAGCCACTCGCAGCCCTCTATCATCGTCTGGACGTTGGAGAAAACACCGTCGGAAGCCTGCTTCTCACTAACAGACACAATTTGAATAAACAGCTTCTGGTTCTTCAGCAGATTATAGTATTCAGCAGGATTCGGCATCGTTATAGCATCCCAGAACTCATAGCATCCCATAACGGATGCAAGCGCTGTCTTGCCACTTCGCATACCTGCAACTAAAATGAGTTGCTTATACTGTGGGAGCTTGGGATTATATCTATTTTGGTAGAACTCCCGCATGATTTTTTCTTGCGCCGGAAATAGAGTAACCCCGAGGATTTCATTCGTCCACCAGACCGGATCCATTTTGCCGCGTGCCACTGTTTTTAGATAGTCGAGATAGTTCTTACTCGAGGTATCTATGGAGTCGTCGCTTCGATCGCCGGCATATGATCGATAGCTTCGAGAACTTTTTTGCGACATGATGGACACACCTCCTGGACGATCATGTTCGTAAGTTCAATATATTGTGTGTTCATTTTTTCGATGCGGACATTAACATTTCCGCCCTGGTTGAGGCGCCCTTGGAATTCCATGAGGTCATGGAGAGTTGCGCGCGTTTCTTTGGTAAGCATAACAGCAAGCTTAATGTTCTCCCTATCGAATTCCCGGATCTTACAGATATAATCCACCCAGTCTTCAAGCTTCTTTAACATCGATAGCAGGCGCTTCATGTAGAAGTCTTCGGAATAGTACTCACCAGTCTTTGAATCAACCTTGATTTGGTGAGTATTAACATGATCCATCACCTCATTTCTCGTCATCTTGAAGAACATTGCGGCTTCTTCAACTGACGTCTTCCCCGAAATGATATCTCTGGACCACGCCATTCCTATTGCGCCCGCTTCGCACATAGGACATTTGTCTGCCATGAGGTATAGTTGTAATTTCCTGTATATGAAGGGATAAGAAAGTATTTAAAGAATTAAAGAAAATATATAATGTTTAAGAAAAAACTGTAGCGCGCGCTCTAGGGGCTACTCGCCACCAGATACTGCTGCCAAGCACATTATACTAGGGTGAAAAGACTTCATGCGCTATATTTGCGATTAAAAGCTCACTTAATAGCAGGTAATAATTATACCTCGTTTAATTGCAATCGCATGTTATATCGCTAATATAGCGATTATATGCGCGCTTAAATCACTCATATCTCTCTTATTTGCAATTCGTTTAGCCGCGACCATACGCCAGCACTACTCGCTAGCAAATGGACAAACATCAACTACATGTACCATACCCCCTCCCCCCACCCCCCGCTGTATGGTCATGGGGTGAGAAAGTATAACTTTCTCTATAACTGGTGATTTGATTCTATACATAATCACATTACCGTTAAACTGGAGATTAGGTGATGATCATGTCTCTTCAAGCATTTGTCGGCAGAGAGCCGAAGAAGGAGCTTGTACAGCCGATAGCCAACCGTATGTTCGTCAAACCCGACGGCGGCATATGGACATCTACATACAATGAAGAGTATGGTTCCGACTGGATAAGGTGGATGCATAATGAGCAATTCTACAATAACGGGTATGAAGACATATATCTCCTTAAGCCGCGCAATGATGCAAAGGTATACACTATCGACTCATATGAAGACTTAAAGGCATTAGTAGACAAATACCCACCCATTGTTCACATGTTTGGTACATTCTTAGACTTCGAAGCCATATCAAATGACTACGATGGTATACACCTAACCACCAATGGAGAGATCGCAACTCGCCTAACCTCAGGTATTAGCCTCTATGGATGGGATGTAGAGTGTACACTCTGGTTCAGGTGGTGCTTCGAGTCTGTTGAGAAGCTTGACTATAACATCCATGACTTTGCGCCTATCGATGTCTACATCGAAGATGATGAAGACAAATGTGTTAAAGTTGACTACATAACATTCAGGCAATTTATCGACACAATTGAAGCAGTAACAGACGGATCCATGCCATATGACTACTTCTCCTTCCCCGGCTGCATGGACTACGAATACGAGGCTCATATGAAACCGTACAGCCCACTGACTAAGGAAGAAGCTAGATCACGTCTCTAATCGCTATCAGGCGTAGGGTTCAATCCCAATTAGAGATTTCGTATAGGATGTGAACACAGTGTATATTGTTGTTGTCGAAGGTGTAGCTATTATCTGCGCCAGCAGTGAGGATCTTGATCGCCATATTCGCAAGGCAATGGCTAGAGATACTCTATTCATGATCGTAGAGGCTAAGACCTCTGTAGATCGCCGTTGGGAGAAGCTATCTGCATATCCGCTACCTATGCATTTACCCACGAAACTCTGTTAGTCGCGGCTAGCAGAGCGTGAGGAACAACTCCTGTTTAATGCAGGAGACACCAACTAAACCCATTTCCAGGTGATGGCTATGAAGACTACAACATTAACCCCGGAACAGCTTTCCAAATATGGTCTCGACAACATCAACTGCGAGTTCTACCGCAACATCACGCAGCAAGGAATAGACTCACTATTCGAGAGGACAAACTTCTTAGACGGCGAAGAAGATGATAACGGCGTTATCACAATGTATTGCTGTAGAGTAATTCATGTATTTGTTCCTATCAAGAAAGGCAAGTACGAATGGTGGAAGTGTTACTAGGAGGTGTTGTATGTAATAACATTAATGTCTTACTATGAAGGACCTGCACGTCCTCCTTCAATATTTTTACCCACGAAGCTCGCAAGGGTGCGTCCCTACGAGCGTGAGGTATAGACTATGAACAACGGTCTAAGGTGCGGAGTCATTCGCACATACAACGACACCCGGTATTACCAAGTACATGGGTGTTCTTACCGTGCCTACTGCGCTAAGGCAGTAAGCGGTAAAGCCGTAGCGAGATGTGAATACGCGGAGTTCATCATGAACTCTGAAGTAGCAGACTTCGAGGTCATCTGCAATGACGATTGAAGATCGCTATAAGGAGTATCATAGAACGATACTCCTAAGAAATGTGTTAAGTCGTACAGGCTCCTGTTCTGTCGGCATCGCTGTCAGAAACATGCCGCCACGTTACAGACTAACACAGAATGAAGTGTATTGGATTGCACAACGTAATCCACACACTTTCAAAACCGCAGAGCTCTTCGGCCACCGGTGCATCGGGTTAGTGCACACCAACATTCGGGAGGTAACTCCATGAACAGACAGAAAGAACCATGTACAGACTGTATACACTACGGCCTCAACGGCTTCAGGCCGTGGTGTAAAAAGTGTAACAAACCCATCAACTTTGGGGAAGTTCCTTCATGTAAGAAAGCTGACTTCCTTGAAATACGGAGGTACTTCCAGGGGTGTAGTAAACTCTAACCCCAACCTTTTCGTTAGGCAAGAAAGGGTAGCGGTAGATTATAGTCGCTACCCCTTGACCTACAAGGTTGCGATGAGGGTTCGTCCTGAGCAGCCTTGGCATCGGATGTCGAACACCTTGTAGCCAACGGCAGGACTCGTTGTCTACTCTGTAAGCCATACAACATTGGAGGTGATGTATATGGCAAACACAACCAACAACCCTAAGAACAACGCACAGCGGGAGAAAACTGTGCCGGCAGTTCCGGCAACCAAGGAGGTCAAAACCATGTCTGAGACCGAAAAGCAGCAGAGCCAGGAGATCGATATCGCCGCACTCTACGCGGAAGCGGCTGCAAAGTACACCGCGCGCAAATCAAAACCCGGAGGCAACTCCCTTCCGTACTCAGAAATCATCGAGGCGGTCGACAAGATCTTCGACGAAACCCAACTCGAGGAAGCACCAATCAGCGTGCTGGCGCAGATGGTGAATGTCATCCTCACTGCCAAATACGCGGCGATGAAGGACAGCAAAGTACCCATCTCCTTCAAGCAAGGGAGAACCATCCAGACAATGCCCGAGGGCGAGCTCAAGAAGATTCGCCAGCAGCAACTCGCGGCGATGGTCAGTGGCAAGCAAAATGACAACCTATACCGCCGCATCTACGGCCTTGGGTACAGGAAAGAATACAAGCGCTTCGAGCTTGCAGGTAGCGGAATGCTGCGGAGGCTCAAGCCTCCCTCCAACTCTTCTACCAAGAACGGGAGTGAGTAAACACGGATAGCATCAACATCATCTACACCATGTGTATCGGGTTCTTCATCACCCGATATACATTTAAGGCTTGGAGGTAATCACTATGGGAAACATTGACAAAGAACTCGGCATTACAGATGAACGCCACACTCAGTTAGTACAGATTATGAACAACATCACATATCAAGCAAACTCCCACACAGACGTATTGCTGCTGTTGGGGGCGCGCGAAGACATGGATGTAACTGAAAAGCTATTCTGTGCTTACATCTACGGCGGAATGGTGATGAAGAGAAATATCAAAAGGAGGTAACTACGATGAAAGACCTTAGACAACTGCTCCACGAGGAGCTTGATAGAATCTTCGATGAACTATCAAAGCGTGTAGACATTAACAACAGTGATATCTACCTAAGCATTAACGCAGACGAATACACAGAAATCTACACGTACAACCATGTGGTAGTGAATTCAGCACTTGGCTCCGATCTCTACAACAACTGGGGAGTCGCTGACCACAGCTGGCGGAAAGACATAGTAATGCATGAAACTGGAGAAATTGTTTCCTCAGAACACGGAAGGTGGTAATACATGAACCTAATCCTTTGCGAAGAGTCGGGCGAGCTAGTAGCGCAGTGCCCGAGATGCAAAAGCACGTATGTCGAACACATTAACGCAGAGGAAGCAGTATGTCTCCTCTGCAACAAGAAATTTAAGGTGCTATCATGAGAGAAGACTTTGACTACATCGATAAGGCCACTGCTGTGTGCCTAACTGTAACGCCGAAAGGACAAGAACTAATCCATAACTTTATGGATGCTATTAACAACGTATTCCTCGAAGTCACGTGGGATACATGTCCCCTTGAAGATCTCCTCTTGTTCTTGGAAGATAACTACGTTGGCATCGAAGACTCATACACATTCGATCTCGATAGAATGTACGATGCGCTTACCGAAACGTACAAACAATTCATAGATGCAGAGCCGCCTGACAGGAGGGAAATCTTCAAGAAAGCAGTATATGACGGTCTGATCGGCTTTAGGAAATGTATATGGGGATGAAATGGAAAAGCAGGCAGTTAAGCTGTAGGGGCTCATAACCCCACCTGCTTTTTAGATGGCACTGCCATCTGGGAGGTGTAGATGATGTAGATGTCCTCATGTTACTGATGATGTAAGAGTGTAGTTGTTGAGCATATGCTGAGGGATCTATGAGTGTACTTAGGTGATGAATCAAACGGCAAGTAGCTAGCGCTCTACTAAAATATTAATTGTATAGTTACGGGAGGGTGCGGTGGCGCGGAAAAATACACTGAGAAGGGTCTGATACTGTAGTTGCGCACAAAAAGGAACATGTTGTGATGGAGCAAGCCGCGGCATAAATAGTGTGGGGGAGTAAGTGACGGATCGTGTTGGACTCGCCCCCAACCGTGTATTTAACATGTAGCTGATTGGGGGGGGGAAGGACAGGGCTCGACTCACAATAAAACCGGGTGGATAGCCAAACAGGTAGCGCGGCTCAACTTACAATAAAGCCGAATAGGTAGCCAAACAGGGAGGGTTGAATTGTGCCGGGTGCGCGTAACAACCGTTTTATATTGTTGCTACGACTTTTTTGTAAAATCTGTAACATTATTTATATCCTTTAACAACAGATCAATTGCTGTAAACTCCTCCATGTGAAAAAATAATCCACACACGCAGCAAACTATATATACTTCTTACGCGTTTTTGCAATTTTCACGCAAATTCTCTCATTCATACTCCATTTGTATTATAACCAAATTATTTTATTCAAAAGTACGAACGACCTCTCAGGACCCGGCAAGACTCAAAGACAGTCTTCCCCTCATCACGCATTCTTAGAGGTGCAAGTTACAAGCAATACAAGAAACAACTCCTAATCTACTGCATTTGCTGCTGTTACTGCTCCATGACCTGTTATAAGTAGCGACTTACGAAATGGTCTTAATCATTTGCCATGCAGGCATATAAGTAGCGACTTACGTTTTGCAACACCGTCTGTTTACTAATAGTACGTTTTGCAACTATGACTTTATTCTAATGCTACGCTTTATTCTTTCTTCTTTTCCCTTTTATTCTATATACATGTTATATTTTGGTTTTTATAATTTTTAACAAGTTTAAGGTTTCAAAAGCTTTATATATTTTTAAAGCGAATTATTATTATGATGAGACTATTGAGAGAAGAGCGAAAGAGGAAGCGATTTCTCAATAGTCCATCTAAGCGCGCTGACAGGTGGGAGACCCGTAAGGTCTGCGAGACAGTAGGAGAAAAGCACATGAAGCAGCGTGTGAGGCATTCTAATGGCCAGATGTAAGAACTGTAAGGGCATCGATAGCTTCGAGTTCATTGAAGCTCTCGACAATGAGAAAAGCCTCTACCAGTGCGCGAACTGCAAGCGAGTGGTAAGCGCAACTGCAGAAGAAATGAATGACGAATACAGAGTTATTTGAAGGAGATGAAAAACATGCCTAAGATCACTAAGAAAGGAGCGCCCGTAGAACAGCCTAAAATTGAAGACCTCAACATCGCAGACCTCTATAAGAGTCTGGTGGCGAAGACGGTCGCTAAGAAGACCAGCGCGATCCCCAGTGCAGAAGTCTACAAACACCTGAATGATCTGTTCAAGGAGTCCGGCCAGACAGAACTGATGTTTGCGCCAGCTCAGAGGGTCGTTAAAACGCTTATGGGATCCACTGAGAAGAACTTCTACAACAGGGCGATGTCTGCCGTGAAAGCCAAAGCTTCCCCGTTCGAAGTCTTCGAGGGTGAGGACGGCCACATCTACATTAGGAGGAAGGCCAACCAGGCCTAAACCTTAACCCTTTTGTCGAGAAAGCAGCAGAGATTAATGAAATCAACGAGAAGGTATCAGCATGGTGAAGTTGCATGCCGGCTACCATTACGGGCAGGGACCGATCGCAGGCCTTTGTTCATGCGGCGGGTTGATGAAACTCGTATGGAGAGATACGCTGTACGCCGAATATGTATGTGATAAGTGTGGCTTGGTGTCCAATCACAAGGGGAAGCCGCGGGAAACTACTACCCGCGATGTCGCTTACTCTATCTGCGATAGGGTGTGGGATGAAGTAGGAACTGATTCTGGGATTCCATTACAGCTGTTTTTACAAGTTACCGACAAAGTTAGTTTATTGACACTCAAAAATCATATTCCGGTGTTGTCTAAGCGGGAGCTATCAGAGCGGGGCTTTGAGATCATCGGGAATATGATATATAAGAAGAAGAGCAAGTAGCTCATTGTTACCGGAATGTAACTACAGCTTATGGGAGTTGGAACTAATGGATCACACTGATAGGGTGCATTTGTAACTGATGACGAATATAAATGCAGTTGATGATATATTAGCGAACATCGAACCGATTGGTTACACGCTAAAACTCTTGTGAATTCCACGCTATGTTTGGATATACAGTATGTATGATAAGGGGGTAGATGCTAGTGTTTGCTTGTTAAAGACGGAGGAAGTACCGGGCATTATCAAAAATGAATGGATAAAATATCGGGAGATGATTAAAAAGCAGCAGCAGAGTATTGACTATAGTGAAAGCGACATGACTGGCTATCTGGAGTTAGAAGATAAGCACGATTATGGCGTCGCCTTTACTACGTATTTGGAGAGTAAAGGTTTTGATGTAGAGTTGATTAAGCCTGAGGTAATTTCAGCTTGGAGTAGATCATGAAAGTGAAGTTTATAGTAACAGTAGATGATGATGAAACGGATGTTGAATACGCCAAGAAGGTAATGGACCGCGTAGGTAAAGCGGAAATTGTGGACCTTGGAAAGTCTGTACTAATGGTAGAATGCAGAGAGATGCTTGCCATATCGTGCAGCTTAGCCGGCATGTGCGCAGAGATAAATGATTCTCCGGCGCAGCTTGAGGGATGCATTAATGTATTCCGTGAAGTATACAATAATGGGATAGTAACTGAGTTACAACTTAAGATAGCGGAAGAATGTAAGAACCAGTTGGATGCGTTGTTTGCAGAACTGATGGCCGCGCATTATTCCCGTGATCGCAACCGGGGGATGAGTAATGTCCGATGATGTAATGTTTACCGCGGCATTAACGTCGCTGAATGCAGAGTATCAACGACTGACTGAGTTGGTGGAAGGACTTAATACACATGCAGATGCTTTTGTAGAAAAACACGGGGATAGTTATTTCTGTACGGATGTTGCGCGGCAACTCATGGAGACTGCTATGGCAGTTGGGCGTATTAACAAGAAGTTCGAGAAGCCGCTGCGGCACATTATACCTTGGAGGTATTAGTAATGGGAGAAGTGTATGAGTTTATTCAAAAAGTAGAACAGCATCTGAAGGAAGAGAAGATGGTTGAGCAGCGCGTAATCGCAGGTTATCGGCGCGCGCGCATGATGTTTGAGCCGCTAGTTGATGAATTAATGAGGATTGATTGCGGCGACTTCGATTGTGACTTTTGCCCGTGGCATCATGAGGAAAAGGGGTGCGTCTTAACAGCACTCTCTAGCATATTTAGTGATCACCCATGATAGAGGATGTGTTTTGGAAGAACTTTGAAGGAGTCGCGAAGGCGTCGTACTCTTTTAAATGTGAGGAACTGCTGAGGCAGTTGGAGAAGAACGAAGAAAATGGTATTAATGTAGTGGGGTTGCATATAGACTATGCTGCAAGAACCGTTGAGCTTATTGTGGAGGTACTTCCTGAAGAAGCCGAGCGAGTATTAAAGAACGGCGTTAAAATCGATGAGGATGATGATTTCGAACTCATAGACATAACGAGGTAAATGTAAATGGAGTTGAAGTTTGCATTCGAGAAGGAAACCAAGAACACGTATAGATTTAAGGAACTTTCAACATCTCCCGTGATCGGCTACCTGTATGTAAGGAAGGCTGCCTTCATGGGCAAGAAACCGGAGCGCATTACCATTATGCTAGAGGTTGATGAATAACATGAAGAATTATTACATATGTAAGGAAGTTCTAGAGAGACACAAATCAGATATTCCAACAGATACTTACAACCGCATTATCGACGATCTTAATATCGCGTTCAATGATACCCTTAGAAAGGAGAATATATCCTTGTCCAGCACTATAGCAGATTTACAGGACGACATCGAACTATTTAAGCTAATCATTTACCGCCTTCTGGATGATTAAGATGCAACGCATTGTTCCCGCTATCGGTACCAACAGCCTGTTGTTATGTGACACTGCCTATCTGAGGTACAATTATAAGTCCCCCAGGAGGTTGCAGTTATGACTAACGATCTCTCGCGCATCACCGATATCTTAGAGGACTATAAAGATGTAATAACGCCCTCCGTCTATGAGAAGTTATGTATAGATGTGAGGACTGCGTTCAATGAGCGCGATGCCTTTTGGTCAACACTGTGTCATAAACTGAGATTGCAACTCGATGAAGCCAAAGGTGCTCTTGAAACGCAAATCACCATTAATACGCAGCAGCACCAGCAGCTCTGTGAGCTCCTCACAGTTAACCGACGCTGCGGGTTGATGATCGACCATCTAATGGAGGAACTCAATGACACCCAATAACCCCCATCTCCATTACTACATCGGGTATGATGATAAAGAAAAAGGCAAATACTGTATCGTCAAAGTCGACGTAGCTACTGACTCCATAGTTGCGCGCGGTTTTAAAACTATTAAAGCCGCGAGGGAGGAAGCCAAGAAAT